TTTGAATTGTATTTTAACGACATATATTTGAAAGAATTTTTACAACGGTTTTTGACCTGTATTTTAACGGCATATTTTTGAAGAAATTTTACAACAGGTTTTTGTTGCGTATTTTGTAACATAGTTTTGTGATAACTTTTACGGTTCTATTTCTTCAAATATTTTTAAATCATTAATCACGAACAAAACAATATCCGTTCGTTATGTAGTCGGTGGAATCCATGCGACCCGCTTGTAATCCTATTGCGGGTAGTTGTGTCTGAATTGAAGTATAAAAATTCGGAATTGTTGTTTGCCCTGTCGGCGTATTAATTACAACGGGAATTAATGCGGTTTTCTGTGTGCTGTATATTGGAGTTATTGACAGTGTTGTTATAGATGTAGAATCACCAACAAGACACTGCAAGTTCGTTGCTGTTGTGCCTGTTTTTAAGTCGGTAATGTTACGCATAATGCAAGCCAGTTCGTTATTTGAATCAAGTGTCAACATTACAAGTCCGGTCGATGTAATAGCGCTGTCTTGATAACTCGTGACACTCACAATTAAACCGGAATTAGAAATAATAGCGCCGGACGGGTATAAATTGTTGTATGCCCCACCTTTTCGCAGTGTTGCCACACCATTTGCAAATGATACGTAACATTCAGCCGCAAAATTGCCGCTTGAGAACACTGTAAATGTGCAGTTATTTTTTGTTATTGTTAAAGTGTTAGATGCAAGATTTATCGTACAATCTTCAAAAATTGTGCCCTCTTTATTAGCATTTAAAAACGCAAGAAAACCGTTTAAAGTGTTTCCTGTCCATGTTGCAATACTCATAATTTTATACCTCCATTACTTCAAAATTACCTACTATTGAATTGCCCGCGCTACGCATGGAATTTGCAATATTACCAACAGCATATGCCGCCGCCATACGGATATTTCCGACATACATATTTATATCACCATTTACAGCGGTGACTATATAAAGCAAATTCGGGTCGGGCGTTATTGAATCATATTCCGCTTGTGTTAGTCGCTGAATTGTTGGAACAACTCCTAACACCCCGTTATTATAGTGCAGTGTATCATCAATCATTAAACGGGGGTAAACCTTTTCCGACGTTGCATTATTTTCGAGCGCACCGAAAACCCAAGGGAAAACAACGTTGAACGCGCCGACAATTGGCATACGTAAAGCAACGGAGTTGCTAACCATTAGCGCGGAAACGGTCGAACTATCAACATTTTCAAGTGCGGTCATTTTTAAATTAACCGTGCCGCCGATTATTGAACCCTCCGCGCGTGTAATTGTTGTATAGTCTGAATTGCCAAAAGTCTCACCGGGCATATTTTCGAGTGTAGCAAAACGCATTAAGCCGTAATTAGGCACACCGATTTCCACAGTCAGCCCTTTTGTTATGTTGTAGTCCGGGAATACAAACATAACTTCATTGTTGCCGATGTCGTCCGGGTCAACTGTTGCCTGCCATATGGCGATATTAGGGAAATCGTCGTGTGAAATTGCCGTCCATGTTATGGAATTTTGCGATTTATAATAAATATAACATTCTGCTGTTGTAAAGTTTACAAGTTCAGAAACGCCGCCCGTTATTTCCTCGTTGACAAAAAGCCCGGTATTTTGTAATGTTTGAATCTGTGCCGAAATAGTCTGTAAATTTCGCTGTATTTCTGTAATACTTTCAGTGTTTGCAGATATTTCCGCTGTGAGTTCGTCACGTAAATTGTCAATAGCCGCATAAATTTCTGTTTTGTTGTTTTCAATTTCTGTTTCTAAATCCGTTTTAAGTTGTTCAAAATTATCAGTAATAATTTTATAAAATTGCTCAATATATGCACCTTGATTGTTCAGGGCGTCTATTGTTTCGTTCAGCTTTGCGTTGACGTGTGCCAAAAATTCAAGATAGGAAAGCGAGTTGTCAAAAGTCAGCGGCAAAACCTTTTGACAGAAAACCGGGAAAGCCCGGGGCACTTTTGGAATGTTTAAATTATTCAAATTTAATTCCTCCTTTACCAACACCCCATAAAAAGGGGTTCAAGTTCTTCAATTATCATCATGTCAATATTGAGTAATGTGCGGCGGTATTCTTCAACTAACTGCGAATAACTTTTTGTTCCGTCTTTTCCTGTTCGTGTTTTTGTAATTAAATCATTTAACCACGTTTCAGAGTTCGCGCTTGTTTCGCTGTGTGCCGTTGTGTCTGTGCGTGTGTTGTCGTCGTGCCTGTTTTCCGTTCCGTTTTCGTAAAAGTCTGCATTACTCGCGAATGTATTAGATTCTATGTCACCGATTGACAACATACCTTGCGGCGTATCGCTTGAAACGTCTTTACCGTTCGCACTCCCCGTGTCAGTGGTATATCCGGTATTTTCCGCGATCCCTGTGCTGTCAGATTCGCCGCCCGTGTTTCCTGTGCTGTGACTGTCGCGTGTGGTTGTTTCAGTTATATTAAAAGTATCAAGCGGATTAAATTCAAGTAATTCCGTTTCATACATTTTATTATAGTATGGCATAATTTCCGCCATTTTCCGATTTAGAAAACGCTTGAAAAGTCCGGGCGTTTCAAGACCTATTTCACGAAAATAATAATGTTCAATTATTTTTGCGTTGAGTTCTGCGCGGTGATTTTCATTAAAAATCGGATAATCTTTTAGACCTATGTCAAAATTATTATTGATTAAATGTCCTAACTCAATTGTATACTTCGCCATTTTTAACACCTCTTTCAACACTCTGTTGAATTTCGTCAAATGTTCTGCGTTTTACTGTTATTTTCCTGTCCCACTTTTCGGAAAATTCCCGTGCCGCCTGTTGACGGGTCAAAAGCATAACGTCCGCAGAGAGATTAACAACGTTGTTATTTGCGTTTGCTTCAACGTTTGTTAGTCGTTCCTTTTTCTCCGTCTCGATGTTGTTTACACCAATAAATGTGAGAAATTCATTCCACACATTCCGCTTGTACTGCTGTATTTTATCAGCAACGAACGGGGCGACGGTTGCAATTGATTTTATAGACGACGGGTCAAAGTTTTTTGTAACACAAATTGCCGGGGAATTTCCGTCATAGCCTGAGTATACATTTTTAATAGTAAGTCGCTGTGTTTCATCTGCCGCGAGTAATACCGGGGTTTTCTGTCCCTTGATGTTTACGTCGCAAGCTCTCTCCGCTTCATAAAGGCGACGGGCGAAAAGCTCGACAGTTTCACTTGTTGGATATCGTTCAATGTTGTTTCGCACTATGACTATATCACCGAGCGGGAATGTGTTATCATAATTAGTTGCATAACAGTGATATGATGTAGCTATATCATAAATATTAAGACTTTCCGACGGTGTGCATTTTGTATTGATAAACCCGAGGGTGTTGTCATATACAAATGCGGCTATACCATAATAATATAATGTTTTTTCCAAAAATTCCGCGTTACAACTTTCCGGCAGTCCCTCCCACTCGAAAGCGGAGAGTGCTAAAAGCCGCATACGTCGTTCATAGTCCGCAAATGTTAAATTGTTTAAAAGTTCTGTCTGTGCTCGAATGTCAATTGTCGGGGTCTGACCCGTGACATTTGGCAAGCGTCTTTTGTTTTTGCTCATTCAATCACCCCCTTAAATTGGTACATTATTCTGCGAATAGTCCCCGAACGTCACCGGGTTGTGCCAAAGTGTAACACCCGTATTAAACATTGTTTTTAGTGCGTTTAAATCTTCGTCGGGAATGTCGCCCGCTATGTTAATGTCGCGTGTTTCAACATAATTCCAATTCGGGCGGGTGTTCATACTGTTTTGCGGATTTTTTACAGTATTTACACAATAACCGTATAGGCTGAAAAAATCATCAATCATTTTTGCATATTCGTATTTGCACGACATTTCAAAAAACTGTATTCCCCCGCGATTATCGTATAAAAAGGGGTTGTTTGATATATTACCTTGCAACGAATCCGGTTTATTTTTCATATCGTCCATTTTTGCAAGTTCTGTTTCCATAGCTAACGCGGGATTTATAGCCGCGTTTATATTTCCGGTAGTTATTGCTGTAGTTAAACCTCCGGTATATTGCGCTATTTTTTTGACTATTCCAAAATCAACAGAATTTTTATTTGCACTATACCATTTATCAAAACTATCATATTTAAAGGGTATTGGCGGAAAACCGGAAAAACTAACGGTATATTGCGCGCCGTTGCCGTCTTTACGGTAATCATATGGTACAGCAATAATACATGGGTCTGTTGTTGCGCTGTAAACGGTGTGTATTGTTTTCGGATTTTGACCCCTGCCCCACTCTTCATAATCCAGGCGCATTTTTTGTCCGTTTGATGATTGTAAAATGCCATACATATACGGCGACGTATATAGTTTATTGTTTTTTGGCAAATAGTTATCGAGCCGCGAAAAATTCGGGGTTATACTGTAGTTTTGTTTTGTAGGGTCGAGAGAGGGGACGACGCCGCCACCGTCTGAAATTAAATAGAAAGTGGTAGGTAGTTCGCTTGTTGGAACACTCTGTGCATTTGTATAGTTTTTTAATAGCGGAACAATCGCTATAATACTCTCAAGTTTATTTTTGTCAGCTATATAATTTATAAAAGGGGTTAAATTTGCCAGTGAATCGGGAGCATAAATATAAAGTGGGCACGCGTTACCACCGATAAAATTATCCGGATAAAAATTTGTAGGTAAATCAGCGAATATTTTATCCGTGGTAAAAATTGCGCACCAAAAATTAGAATTAAAATTAAAAATGGTTTCTGCACTAAAAGTGATATCTAAATAAGTGTGATTTACGATTGGTTCACCCGTCTGCACTGGCTCGGGTAGCGTGTGCGCGCCGATTGTATCATCTGACACATGTTCACGAACGACAAAGGAATTGTAAAAAGTGATATCAAACATATATGTCTGATATGGGTCAGTTTTTATCGTTAAGTGTGTGCAGTTGGGGTTAATGTATTCTCGGTCGACAATAAAAGCATAAAACCACTTTGAACCAAAATTTACATTTTGGTACATGACATAATTACATTTATATAGGTCGTCGATGTTCGCGGGGACGCGTAAAATATTATCTTTTCGCTGATATGTAAAATTTGTGTATTGCTTTTTGATTTTGCTCTGAAAGTAGGCGGCTTGTGCCGCCGCTGAATCGAATGTTAATTGATTTTTTAAATCCGATTCGAGCGGCACGCCGCAAAGGTATACAATTGTGGACGGGGTAAAAGTCATAAAATTTATACCTCTTTTCTACAATGTTTCACGTGAAACATTTTTGTTACTGTGAATCCGCAAGTGTCAGTCCGGATATGTCAAATGTCTGTACGCGGCTGTAATTTGCATTGCTCTGAATAATTTTCACTGTCTGTGCGTTCTTGTTCGTGAGTTTTAGCAGTGCTATCTTGTCGGGGTCGTTGATAATTTCTATAAGACCACTGCCCTCCGACGGGTCAAGACCCACAAGAACAGATGTTGCGTCTGTATCAATGTTTTCGAGCTTAATGCCGAGGAAATAACCCTCACCCCAATCCGTCACAATCTGACCGCTTGACTGCGGGTAGAGTGTTCCAGTTATCTTGTTTCCGGTTACGGTTATGCCGGTCTGAATCGCGCTTGCTTCTGTACCCCCAAAATCAGTATCAGCGGGCGCGGCTGTCACTGTAAGGTCTGAAAGATTTGTGTCACCGATAAAAGCAACAGCATTTTCAAGAGGTGATGTACTGTAAGTCTGCCAGACGTGTAAATAGTAGTTTACACTAAGGTTAGAACCGTTGCGGAAGTCCTCAACGATAAACAGCTTGTTATTGATAACAGCAAAATTTTTATCGAACATTACAGCAATAATGTTCTGTGCACCGTCAGCCGTACCAAAGTCGGGCACTGTGATAACTCTGCCCATAAAATTGGACTTTTCCATGTTGAACGCCCTTGCAAGCACATCAACATCAACAGTTGCAAGAATATCCGCACGAACGGCAATATAGATATTTTCCTCATCGCTCCACGATGTATACGGGTCACCCGCGCCGCCGCGCTTTGCCCACTGATTATACTGTGTATTCGGGAATTTAAAAGCACTAAACGCCGCACGTGCCGCCTTTACAAATCCCCGTCCGGTTGTTTCATCAATCGGCATAGGAACGTGCACGGTTGACATTGTGGGGTTGCTTCCGGTTGCGGATTCACCTAAAAGCTGTTTTGTGTAGTTAAATTCATCAATGTAATTGCCGTTGTAAAGACTTTCAACAACTTCATCCGTAAGACGGTCAAAACCCGCCCATGTTGTAAAGCCCGCGCGGATTGTTACGAACTGAATAGTACAAGTGTATCTGTCCTGTCGGTTCATACGGTGGTATGCGACTTTTACATCAGGCTTTTTCTGTGCAAGTAGGTCTGTGCTGTCACCTACATAACGCTCTGCCTTTGCGGGGTTTACGCCGATTTCCTCAGCTTCATATGCAAGCGGCGAACCCTCTTTGCGGAGCATTGCAAGCGGGTTGCGAAACATTCTCGCACGAACAATGGGAAGTGCAATTTTGTTTACAAGCAGAGACAGAAATTCGTTGCGGACAGTCTGATACTCAATTATCGGGTTTCCGACGTCCTGTAAATTTGACGCGGTTGCAACGGGTACAACATCTCGATAGCTGTCTGTCGCCGCGTCGCGTATAGCGTTCAGAACGTTAACATTTGTTTCTACTTTTGCCATAAAATTTTTACCTCATTTCTTTAAAATTTATTTTATATTAACTCACCCTTTTCATTGAAAAGAGAGCTAAAATCAACCTTTTCGGGTTTCTTCGGCGATAAATCCGCGCCGGGTTTCGGGTCTGTGTTTTCAGCGCCGAGCCGCATAAATAAATTCATGTTCGCGCGCTGTAAACCCTCATTTTTAGAGCGGAGTTCATCACGGGTCGCTTCGGCTGTTTCCGCGCGGCTAACTTCGTCATTAAAACCCGTGCGCAGTCCGTCGAGCAGTTCAGAAATTTTTCCGTTATCCGGGTTTTCGCCGGATAAAATCGTTAATATTTCTGTGCTGTTTGTGTTAAATTCATCACGCGTCATTTTTCTTTTTCTCCTTTTCGTTTAAATTTCTTCTAAAAGTCCGCTGTATTTTTTATCTTCAAAATAAAGCGTAACTTTTACAGGCTTTTTTGTTTCGGGCGGTCTGTAGCCGTCGTCATATACGCCGCCCGGGTTGTTGGGTATGCCGGACGCGGTGCAAACATTAACGACATTGTCGGGGCTGTTTTTCATAAATGTTCGGCGTATTTCATAGTGACAATGGTTTCCGGTACTGTTTCCGGTTGTGCCCTCAATGCCGATAATATCGGTGATTTTTACCGGGTCGCCGCTTTTTACTTTTATTTCTGACAAATGCCCGAAATAGTAATACAAACCGTCGTCACCCTTGACGCATACATACCGTCCGAACCCCTGTGAATGGTTGTTCGGATTTTCCCACCCGGCGAAATGGATAACGCCGTTTACGGTGCTGTGTATTTCCTTGCTGTCAATGCCGACAAGGTCAAGACCGTCGTGACGGGTTAAATTAAAACCCTGTGTTACTTTAAATTTGCCGCAATATGGACTATTCATTTTTTGTCACCTCTTTTTCGTTTTCATTCTGCTTTTGAATTTGGTGTGAGAAATAAAAAGTAATTACACTCACGATAATAGTTTTCATGGTGTCGCTGTATGTTTCCGGATACAAAAAACATAACGCCGCGAACGCCGTCGAAAGAATTATCGTTAGTATACTTTTTACGCAAAATAAATTTGGGTATTTTTTAGCCATGAGTTTTCACCCCTTAAAATTGTTTCACATGGAACAATTTATAGTCTATTATATTATACCACGTTTTCAGCGAGTTGTCAATATTGCACAAATTTCAACAGGCATTTTCTACAAATATTTAATGGGAGAAAATGCAAAAAGGTATTGACATTTTCTGTAAAAGGGTGTATAATAATATATAGAAAAGGGGATAACAAATCCCGGAAAATTGGAGGAAATAAAAAATGAAAACTACTAACTTTGTACAGCTCTGCGGAACAGAAAAACAAATAGCATGGGCAGAGGATATTAGAAATAATTTCTTTGGGACAGACAGCTTTGCGCCGACTAACGAAAAGGCGGAGCAGATAATAACACACATCATTAATCTAAAAACAGACGCTAAGTGGTGGATAGAAGAAGTGAACAATAAGGCAATGATTGACAGAATGCAGGTTCTGAGAAAATGCGCCGATTGCGAGACAATGGAAGAACTCCAGAAATATATGGTCGCAAGAATGAAATAATTTAACAGTCACACGCCCGCGCGGAGCGAATCCGTGCCCACGGGCAAAGCCCGGTCTTTCAATTGTTCGCATTATAAATGTAAAGGAGGTGCAACCAATGTCAAACACTTTTTATAGTGCTCAGTCTGTTCTGAAAAACTATGTAACAGACAACGGCTACACAGTCACACAGCAGTCTATGTACTTTTCCGGCGCGAAATACTCCAAAATGTGGGTTGTGGAAAAGAACGGTGTAACAAGTCTGTTATGCTGTCAGCGCACGCGAACAATGTTTGAAATTTTCGGCTATAATTCCGATTATTCCGAGATTTTTAGAACATCGTTTGATTACGCAGACGTAAACACGCCGCCGCTCGCGGTAGAATCCCCGGCAGAGTAAAACAAAAACAAAAATTTTAATGAAATAAGAGATAAAGAAAATGAGAAAGATTAAGAAGAACATAACCGTTACAACAATCAGCGCGGCAATTATCAAGGGCGTAAACGGCAATATCGAGCGCACAGACATTAACGAGACGGTCACAACGTTTGACAACGTGACCAAGGAAAACGCTGTTAAGAAGTTTATGCAGAATGTCAGCAACCCAGCAGACTACAAAGGCAAAATTGTCATTGTTACAGACATTAAGCGCGAATCACTTACATTTGTAATGGGCATTGAAACGTTTATGAAATATGCAACCGTCAAGGAAGTAAACGACGCGGACGATTACAAGGGAGAAGTGACAGACAATGAATGAACGCGTTTTTACAATCGCAGAAATAAAAGCCGCACAAGAAAAGGTGCGCGAAAAGCGATTGAGTAGAATGTTTGAGAAACATTTGAGTGGAATGATTGAAGAAAACGACGGCGAAAAAGCCTTTGTAATTTTGCTAATGTTATCCAACGCGGATTTATTCGCTGACGAAATTATCGAAACATTAACAGGCAATGAAAAAACGGAAAATAATTAAACCGTCACAGAAACAAATCAAAAATAGCTTATATCTATATGATATACTATTTAATAAAAATTTTATGGAGGTAAACACAAATGAAAAAGCAGAACACAACACCCGAGACAGTGGAGACAACAGCAACAGAGGTAACAGCGGCAGAGGTTGACAGCTTCGCGCTTGCCGCTCCCGAGGTAACAGCGCCCGCCGCGCCCGTTGCAAATACAGTCGTTATGGACGACGACGAAAAAATGGTTGCTGACCTTACAACCCGCCGCGTGTCATATTGTTCTCTTACAGCGGAAACGGCAGAGGAAAAGACAACTCTTTATAACGCCATGAACAACCCCGCGCAGAGGGTGAAAGACTGCATTAACGAGGTTATCGCGCTTAAAGACGTTTACGTGGAGGTTGTCCACTGCAGCAACAGAGAAACAGGAGAAGTAATTGCCGCCCCGCGTGTTGTATTCATTGACGAAAACGGCGTGGGTTTCCAGTGTGTTTCAACGGGTATTTTCTCCGCACTGAAAAAGCTCTTTGCAGTTTTCGGCGAGCCGCGCACATGGAGCGCACCCGTTAAAATCAAAATAAAGCAGATTAACCGCGGCACTGATAAATCAATTCTCACATTTGACGTTATCGGCTAAACAGTAAAAATAGGCGGCGGCAAAAGTCGCCGCCTAAATTGTTTCACGTGAAACATTTGGAGGTGATGAAAATTGACGCGAAATAATATTGAATACGATTTGACAAAAACACCATTCCGTCACAAAGTCAACAATCTGATTTATTGTTTTTCCTCACAAAATAACGTTGACAAATTCCGCGAACGGATAGAGGATAACCGCGCGAAAGTTAATTTTAGTTTGTCAAATCGCTTTAATTTATTTATTGACGTGTCCGAGCTTGCCGACTTTTTATTATATAGACAAATCGAAAAAAGAGGGTTTTTAATTCGTGATGAAAAAGGGGGTGTTTTTGAGTGTCAAAATCAAATCCAATTCGTTGGACTAAAAAGCAAGAAAAAGAGTTGAAAAAAGCGGTTAAAAACTTTAACGACCGTGTAAAACGCGCCCGGAAACGTAACCCCGGAAATACCGATATTTTACCGGAAACAACTACATACACAAAATCAAAAGAGCAAATTTACACCCGTAAAGATTTAGAATTTTATATTAAAAAACTGAAAAATTTTACCGCAAAAACAGCGGCAGTCGTCGAAAACGTCCACGGCGTAAAAGCTACAGTGTGGGAAGTCGAGGAGGTCCGCCGGGGTGTGCGGAGAGAGAATGCCCGCCGCGCTTATAAAGAACGACAACAAAAACAACGTGACGTTTACGTCGGTGGAAAGAAAATTCCCGGGGCGGTAGCTATGCCGACCGCCGCGAGCGAAAAGGAAAACACCCCGCTAAAAGTCAATTTTAACAAAGCGAAAAATTCAAAAGAATGGATTGAAACAGTAAAATATATTGAAAAGTTGACAGACAAAAAACGAGGAATAACAGACCCCGAACAATACCGACAGAACACCCGCCGCGCATTACAGGCAATAGGAATAAAAGATGTATTAATTTATGCAATGTATGAAGTTTTAGGTGCTGACCTAATAGACAAATACGACGAGGGACACCCCGCCGCCGATTTAACATTTATTTACGACGATGATAATACAAGTTTAGACGACCGCGAGGAAGAAATAAAACTTGATTTAGTTGAAATTATCAAAAACGAGGGAAAACAAAAGGAGGTTTTTGAAACAGTGTATTTTCAAGCGGATTCAGAAACGCGGGAAATTTGGGAGCAAATCGGGTATAATATTTTATTAGATTTAGCGGCAGAGGGTGTGAACGTTCGTAATAAAGAAACTATTAAAAAATATTTAACAGAGGGAAAGAACGAAAAGAAAAAGCGCGGTGAATAGCCTTGAAATATACTGCCGATTTTGAAACTACAACAATCAGCCCCGCCCGTGTGTGGTTGTGGGGTATCTGTAATATTGATAATGTGAATATATGGTATAAAGGCGAAACAATCGAGCAATTTTTCAGTTGTGTAAAAGCGTTAAATAATCCGACATTATATTTTCATAATCTAAAATTTGACGGTAATTTTATTATTTATTATTTAATTAAACAAGGTTTTAACTGGATAGTGAACAAACGCGACGCAGAAAACAAAACCTTTACAACGCTTATAACGGGCGACGGTTTATTTTATAGTATAACAATATATTTTGAGAAATCCGGTCATCACGTCAAAAAGTGTGAAATTCTTGACAGTTTAAAAATATTAAATATGCCCGTGGCGGCAATTGCAAAAAGTTTTAAATTGCCAATATTAAAGGGCAAAATCGACTATAGCGCACACAACCACGGCGAGCCGCCCACGGCTGACGACATTGCGTATTTAAAAAATGATATTCAAATTCCCGCGCTTGCATTGCATGAAATGTTTGAAACAGGATTTAGTAAAATGACAATGGCGGGAAATTCTTTTAATAATTATAAAGAATTTATCGGGAAAAAGAAATTTGAAAAATATTTTCCTCAATTAACACTTGAATCCGATAAAAAAATCCGGTTAGCATATAAAGGAGGTTTTACTTTTGCAAATCCCGACCACGCCGGAAAAGATATTAATAATGTTATTATTGGTTTAGATGTTAATAGCCTTTACCCGTATGTCATGGGCGCAAAGCCTTTACCGTATGGCGTCCCGGTCGAGTTTTCCGGTAAATATCCCGTAAATAAACGCTATCCCCTATATGTTCAACATTTGCGCTGTATGTTTGAGCTAAAACCCGGACATATTCCCACGATACAATTAAAACATTCACGCTTTTTCAACGGTACAGAGTACCTTGAATCAAGCCGAAACAAAGCAACGGGCGACCATGAATTAATTGAAATAACTTTGACAAGTGTTGACCTTGAATTATTTTTTAAACATTATAACGTATTTAATATTGATTATTTGGGCGGTTATATGTTTCAGCAAAGTACCGAACTTTTCCGCGAGTGGGTCGAGCACTGGAGCGCAGAAAAAATAAAAGCGGGTAAAGAACACAACGCGGGTAAAAGGCAAATAGCTAAATTGGTTATGAATAGTCTTTATGGTAGATTTGCGCTGAACCCGGCGACGACTTCAAAATATCCCGTTTTAGACGTTGAAAAAGATATAATTAAATATAAGTTGGTAAAATATGAAGTATGTGACGAAAAGGGAAATCAATTATTCAATGACAATAACGAACCATTATTCACTAATATAAAATACCGTGACCCGGTTTATATTCCCGTGGGCGTATTTATTACAGCGTGGGCGCGATTCATCACTATTTCAACATCACAGAAAATTCATGAAAATTCACTAAAGGAAACGGGAACGAGCCGTTATTTGTACAGCGACACGGACAGCATTTATTTAATTGGTGATTCAGTCCCGGACGGTGTTCACGTTGACGCTTTTGACCTGGGTGCGTGGAAACTTGAAACAAAGTCTGAGCGCGGACGCTTTATTCAAGCAAAAAGGTATATTATAGATGTTATAGACTATTATGACGATGATTTATCAAAACCAATCAAAAACGGTTATGGTGATTTATGCACACATTTTAAAATAACGTGCGCGGGTATGCCCGAACAATGCAAACATTCCGTGACGTGGGATAACTTCAAAAACGGCTATAGCTTTGACGGCAAGCTAAAGCCCGAAATTGTCCCCGGTGGTGTAATCCTCGTAAACATTCCGTTTACTATGAAATAACGCTTGACAGATTCAATAATATGTTGTATAATAATAGTAGGGAACAGCCGTATTAAATTATTTGACAATTGCGCGGGTCGTCACGGTGGAGAGCCGCCGCGCGTTGGGGTCGTGACAGATTCAAATAATATGCGGCTGATTCTCTATTTTTGGAGGTGTTCAAAATTTCCGAAAATTTAAAAATGTTTTGGGATATATCGCGACCGTTGTCATATAACGCACTATTTAATTTTATAGTCGGTCCTCGCGGAGCGGGCAAGACTTACGGCGCGAAAAAATATGCGATAAATAGATTTAAGAAAAAACACCGCGAATTTATTTATCTGCGCAGATATAAACCCGAGTTAGAAGATATCGACAAATTTTTTGACGACGTGCGAAACGAACTTCCCGACGACGAATTAAAAGTAAAAGGCAAAAAATTTTATATTAACGGTGAATACGCGGGGCGGGCTATGGTGTTATCTACTTCAAAAATCAAAAAGTCTGTAGCAATGCCAAATGTTGACTTAATAATTTTTGATGAATTTATAATTGATAAAGGTGTATACCATTATTTGCCCGGCGACGTGGTTTATTTTCTTGAATTTTACGAAACGGTCGCCCGAATGCGTGATGATGTTATAGTGTTCTTTTTATCAAATGCGCTGACAGTTTCAAATCCTTACTTTTTGTATTTTGATTTAAAACTGCCGTATAATACGGATATATCATGCAAAAATAATATCTTGATTCAATATTTTGTTAATGAAGTTTTAGCAGAAAAGAAAAGCCACACACGTTTCGGGCAAATTATTAGCGGGACAAGTTATGGCAATTATGCTATAAATAATGAGTTTTTGCGTGATGATTCATCGTTTGTCGAGAAAAAGAGCGGAGCGTGTCAATTTCTGTTCGCGTTCAAATATCTGGACGACGTGTTCGGGGTGTGGCAAAATATAAAAGCGGGTAAAATGTATGTGTCAAAAGATAGAGACACGACCCGCCCAATATTATATGCGCTCACGAAAGACGACCACGAACCGAATACCCTTTTATTAAGCTCGATTCGTTCGTCACCGTATTTCAAGCGGTTTTTGCAACAGTATCAACTCGGTAACGTATTTTTTGAGACACAGCAAATTAAAAATGCGTGTTATGATGTTGTGAAAATGGCGCATATTTATTAAGGGTGATATTATGACAATTGAAAAATTAATAAAAGAAATTGAAAAGCTACACGATATATGTGATGAACGAATCACTTGTAACGGTTGCCCGTATA